TTACATAATTCTGGAAGCTTATTGCTATATATGTTTAGGTAAAAATTACCTAATAAATTTTCATAGAAACATACTACTTTATTTGTAAATAATTCATCTATGTTTTTTATATTTCTTCCCTTTACTATATCTTCTGGAGGGGTATCTGTAGCTATTATAGTGTTAACTAGATCCTCTGTTATAGTGTAGAATTTATTTTTAACATCTTTCCAATTGCTTACATTAAACTTTTGTCCAAATTCTTCAAACGATATAGTTTTAATTCCTATATCATTTATATCAAAAAAATCAGAAAAGCAATGATTATTAGAAGAATGGTAAGCTATAATTTGAGAAACAGGAGGTAAAACTAATATTCTATTTGTTAGATAAGCTAAACTAGCTGCTATCTCAAATGACATTCTTATATTATTAAAGCCTCCAGACCATGGTTTAAATAAAATATATTTATCTACAGGTGAATAGTTAGTAATAGAATCAATTAATTCAATATCATTCCAATAAAAAGGTTTCGATAATTTTTTTAAATTATAATAATCTAGTATTTGTAAGAATTTTCTTTCTAAAAATGAATTAGCATTATTTGGGTTAATTCTATCCCAATGATCTTTTAAAGTAAGTGGGGTGTAGTCTTGTTTATTAAACAATCTATTACCATCTTTATCATCTATACTCCATGGAAAATGTAATATCGAAACAGAATCAGAAAATTCTTTACTTACATATTTTTCTCTATTAGCCCAAGTAAGACAAAAACCTAAATTATCATAAGCTTTTACTTTTATTCCTTGTTCTAAAGTAGAAATAATCAAAGCATACATTTCAGATTCCCATAAATGAGGATAATTAGCTAATCTCATTTTATAGGTTAAATCAACATAATTATTGACAATCTTTTTTAAATCACCTACTGTTGCTATGTAAGGATACATAAATACAGTATCTGGTTTTAGTTTGTCTTTAATATGACTTGCATAAATTTGAAAAGGTGCACCATTTTCTGAACCATCATCAACCCATCTTTGGGCAATAATAGTACCTTGAGTTGTTGTTTCAGTAACAGGCTTTACAAATACCATATCAGGATCAACAAATAACACATTATCTGTATCTTTTAGTCCTGGGTAATTAGATAACCAATATTTAAGAGATTCTGTTTTATTTGCTATGCCGTAATCTTTATCTAGATCATTAGTGTATTCTTTCCATCTAGTTCTATAATCAGGCAATTGTATAACTTCAGAAATATTAGAAGTATCAAAAGATCTGTTTGGATCATGAGTATTAAAACTACATAACTTAATTAGTTTACCTGATTGTTTTACTCTTTTAAATGAGTATTCTAGTAATCTACCCTGCCAAGACTGGTAGTCTGAGTTACTAGTGCTGTAGATCACATAGTCCATCGTTAACCTATAAATTTATAATCTGCTAATGTATAATGTAGGAAGAAATTTCTGTAGTATTCACCCTCAAAAGGTTCTATTCTACCATGTAAGTTAGTAGCAGATTCATACAAGATCATATCTCCAGGTTCAGTGTAAATTTTATGCCAATTACCTTGGTGATCTTGAATATCTAAAGGCCAGTCTTTATCTACTTTTTTATCAACGATAACAATAGAAGAAATATGGTGTGTTACTAAAGTATCAGTATGATTTTCTAATATAGCACCATTTTTGTAAGATCTAATACCATAAATCCATTTTGGTATAAGTTTTTCTTTATAACCAATGAATTCTTCATGTGCTGGTAGTAATTCTTCAGCTATAATTTCTTTAATTCTATGACAGTGATCCATATTAAAGATTTCAACAGGAGCATTACCATCTTTATCATGTATAAAATCAGTAATGCCATTCCAATGTTCTACTGTTTTTACATTTTCTAGTAATTTATATGCTTCTTGAATTAATCTCCAGGTATTAGTAGGTACTTTTACTACTTTAAATCCTAATGGAGATAATCTAGGTAAATCTTCTTTTGTTCTAAATGTTTTTTCATTAACAACTGGTTGGATTTTAGCTTGAGCTTGAGCCATTTGTCTTTCAAATTGTTCTTTTAATCTAGTATCTTCAGACATATCCCATTTTCTTTCTCTATACCATTTTGTTATAATCATTTTTTTACCTTCAATAACAGGTAAACCAGCATGAAGTGAAGCAGGATTTTCTGTACCAGTTCCATTTGAATTTTTCCAAACTATAGCCATTCCTTTTTTAGGAGAAAACGTTGTACTAATTTGTGGAAAATCAGTTTCACCACCTTCTTCAACATCGTTTAAATAAATCATACAAGTGTATGTTCTCTGACCACTAAACAAACAGTGATTATTGTAACTATCTCCACCAAAGTAATCATGATGGTGTTTAAATTGTTGTCCTACTTCATATAATTGTCCTTGAAACGACTCACCATTTTCTTTTGATACTTGCAATTCATCAGCAATTCTTGTATCAATAGCATCTACTATTGGATCTCCAGTATTTAAAGTTGCAGTTGAACTTGTTCTAAAATCACTAACAACACTTTGTGTATATCCTGTTCCGGATACTGTAGATCTTACATTACTTTTTAAGATTAATGAACATAAATGATCACATTCCTCATCTGTTAGGAAGTCTTCAATTGTAAATATTTCGAGATTTTTGTCGTTTTCGACAGGGATTCTTGTATAAGACATATAACTTTATTTTGTTGTGATTATAAATATTTACAATGATGATCTTTGTTTGTCATTTTGCCACTGCCCATCATATTTTTCAGCAGGTTCACATTCATGAAAGTAAATTTGGGCAACACGAGCATTTAATTCAATAAATAATGGTTCATGAACATATAATAATGTACCCATAAATTCTGTTTCAAATCCAGGATCAAATACAGGACTATTAATAATTGCGCCGTTACGATACAATGATGAACGTTGTTTAATAAATGCTACACGATTATCAGGTATTTTACAACCTTCATTAAATGTAATGTCATAAACACCAGGATGTAATAACCAACCTTTATTACCTTCTAAATGAATAGTGTCAACAGGTTTGTAAGTTGTTAATACAGTTTTGTCTTTTAATACTTTTCCAATTTGGCCATTTACGTACATTGTATTACCACTACCTATTTGGTTGCCAATTCTTTGTACGGCTTTAAGTGATAAGTCATAACCAACTTGTGCGGGTTTTCCTTGTGTATTTTCTAATAACAATAACCCTTCATCGATAACTTGTTTTACGTTTAACATTATTTTATTCTTTTAGATTCTACGTATTGTGCTTTTAATACCTCAGTTCTACGCTTAACTGATGGTTTTGTGAATGTCTGACGATCACGAAGTTCTTTTACTATTCCAAGTTTATTATACTTGTTTTTATAAAGCTTTAACGCTTGTTCTATTGGTCTATTTTTTACGTCTATTATAATCATATAGATAAATATATTAAATCTCTTCAGCTATACCTAATAATTCAGCTATAATTAATAAAGCGCCTGCTAATGGTAATTTACCAAATATTAAAGCAAATCCAGCTCCAAATCTGAAGCCGGATTTAACTAAGCTAATATAAAAGTGCCAATTTGTATGTGATTCTTTTGGTTGCATTATTGTTATTTTAACAAACTAAACTTCTATATACTTCTACAGATACATCTGGTGTTAATCCACCTTCAACACCTTTTACTAGTACTGATATAGCATCGTGTGAATGTAATGATTCTAAGTGTGAACAGATAATTTTAAAGTCTTTAATCTGTGGTTGTACATCTAACTGCTGGTGGATTAAACGAGCAGCATCTTCTACAAATTTTAAATTAGCACCATTCAATTCAGCAAACGCTTGTTCATCTTCTCTCTTAACCATTACCTGTGTTTCAGTTTGTAATGCAGCAACACACATATCTCTTAAATCTTCAATCCACACCATTTCATCAAACTCAATAGTAATACGTGTTTTTGAACGTTGTGAATGAGATACAACTGCTTTTTTACGCTCTTCTAAAGCTTGCATTGCTAATTCAAATGAACAAGGACAAGCACTAGAATATACAAAATCAAAATGGATAAATTTCTTTAATTCACCATCTTTCTTATGATTTGCTTCTAAAGATACATTGTAATATTGGTATCCTTCCATTCCGCTTCTTAATGATTGTTGAATGATTGGAAAACTAAAATTCAATATAACATGTGCATCGTATGATCCTAATTTACTTCTGTAAGCTCCAAGAATATTCTCAAGCAAATCAATTGAAAATACCTCATCTTTGTACTCATAAAAAGACCTAATAATACGAGACATGTTAATACCTTTCTTTTCAGCTTCTAAAGATACAGTACCTGTTACTGATGTTTCTAATTCTATAGTACTACCATCTTTTTTCTTAAATCTAAGTGGTAATCTAAAATTATGAATACCTACTTGTTGGATTTTAGTATGGCTACCCTGAATGTTTGATGATGCTCCATTCTGAAGATCACCCATTGATGCCTTGTATTCTTCTGTTACTTTAAAATCTTTATCATATGTTCTATCTAGCGTAGCTGATAAAGTTCCTTCTTTACAATCGTAGGGAATAATTTCCGGGTTGGTTGAATCTTCACCTAACCATTCATACGTTTTTTCTTTCATGTTTTTATTTTTATTAAATATACTAATTAATTTTTACTCTCCCAATAAAGTTGTCTAACTTTTGCTCCTAATTCTTGATCATTAGGAGTTCCTAAAATAATGTTGTAGTCTACAGCTACAGCACCATGTTCTGTTCCTCTACTGTAGCAACTAGCACATAATTGACCAGCACCTTCAATATAACCATGTCTCATATCAACATGAGTACTGCGTTTGTATACTGTTTCTTTACCACATAATACGCAACATTCATATTCATTTGCTTTTGCTTTATTTTCTGCTTCTAAAGCACAAGCTAAATGATCATAATTAATTAAATAATCATAATCTATGTTTGAAGTGTCCTTACCACAATATTTGCAAGTCCACATTGATAATTGTTTATTTTCCATGTTTGTTTTTTTACCGCTTTTTTCTCTAATCCAGTTGTACATAAAATCTCGATCTGATTTGTTTGTCATTTCTTTTTAGTTTTTTTCTTAGGTTTTTCTTCAATTTCTTCTAAAAATGAAAATTCAGTATTATCTTCATAACATTGGTCATCTTGAAGACGAGTAATATTTTCACACATTCCATCAGGACAGTCTTCAACCATTTCGATTGCTTGATCAACGTCTTCAGCTTCAACTATGTAAGTCCAAGCTTCTACAAGGGTACGTTCACCCATAATTTTGTACTTAGGCATATTACACGTTTAATGTTTTATTCCAAGCGGCAATATGTAATCTAGTTAATCCACGGAATCTATATTTCTTAGACATTTCTAAACAGAATTGAGTACGCTCTTCAAAATTAGTAACATCATCTAAACCAGGCATACAAACAACGTTTTTAAGAGGTATATTAAATGGTTCTACGAAGTCACGGAACATTTCCTTAACATCATCTTCTGTGCTGATAACGAATTTAAACTGGTAGTTTGCGTGTTCCATAATACGCTTGATAGCGGCAGGAACAATACGTTGTTTAGCTGTCATACCTGAATTAGCTAGCTTAGGTGAGCAGTTGATTTGATCAATTATACCGAATAATGGAAATTCTATAACGTTAGTACCGTTTGTTTCAATTTCATTAAAAACCCATTGTGTGTTTGCAGAGAAAGAAGGAAAAAGAGACTTCCAATATTCAAAAAAATTAGCAATTGCTTCTTGATGTCCTTTAATTGTTGGTTCACCTCCAGTCCAAATTATGTGTACATTACCTTTTCTAATATCATCATACACACCTTCTTCTTTCCATCTATCAATTAGATACTGGAACTCTTTATCTTCACCTCTCCACAACCACTGAGATGTAGAGTCGCAAGTCCAAGTTGCTTTACCTTCCTTAACTAAGTCACCTTCGAAGATTTCTCCATCTTCTAGATTTTGATCTTTCATTAATTGGTTGGTAAATGCTCTACTCATACCACAAGTTAGGTTACAAATGCCTAAACGTACGAAGTATGAAGGAATACCCGATGAAATACCTTCACCCTGTACACTGTAAAAATCACTACTAATAAGTAGTTTATGAGGATCAATTTTACTCATTTGAATATTGTTTTTATGTAATTAAATATAGGACTAAAATTGTGCCACTCAGAAACTATAGCAGCAATGCTAATATGTCTTTCACCACATAATCCTAAAGCATGTTCTATTGTATGTAATATTTCATTCATAATAATAAAAAAAAAAAAAACATCCCTCTTTCGAGGGATGTTGGGTTGTGAATTACGCTTGAGCGTATTCAGAGTTTTTTACACGACGACGTGTTAACATGTACATTGCATTAGCAATCTCATCTGTTACTCTTCTTCTAAGAGCAGTAATGTTAGACAAATGGCTAACAGAATAACCTGTCTCTTCAGATAATCTTGTCAAATCACCTTGCTTTTGACGGTGAGTAAAGAATGACAATTTTGCTGTGCGATTTAAGTAGTTCGCACGTACTTTAGTTTGATAACTCATAACTATATTTGGTTTTTATTTACGAATTGTGTTCAGCTAATACTTTTTCTACATGAGCCTTAGCTACTTCCCATGTTACAGGACCATTCTCATCTGCATATGCTACAGGATCAGGACGTCCTAATTTAATAAATGCTTCAATACGCTCTACTGATGCTGCTGATTTATAATCAGAATACCAGGTATCTACTAGTGTTGTTTGTTCATCACCATAAACATTTCCTTCATCATCTGTTTTAAACCATTTATTTTCAGTTGTAATTTTAATTGGTTTATAAGATGTATTTGTACGCTTATAAATTTCATTAAAATCAAGTCTTAATCTATCGCAGGCATTTTCTCCATCCTTTAATATATCATACTTATTTAAATGTAAGTAAGGAGTTGTGACAGAAACCTTATCTGAATCCCAGTTTCCAACTTTAAATGCTTCAAAATCAATATCACGAAACTCTTGTCTACAATCAGGATAAATTGCATGATCACCTGCATGAATACCCATTGCAATTTCTGCTGTAGTATTATTTTTTGTTGCTATTGATAAAGCTACTGCTTGAATTAATGAAGCAAATATTTTGTTTCTATTAGGTACTACAGTTTCTTTCATGTTGTCTTGTTCGTAATGACCTTCAGGAACGTCTTGTCCACCTTCAACTAATGCTGAATTTAATAGTGGTTGTAATCCATCTAATTTAATAATTTGGTGTGTTAAGTTTCCATAAATTGGTCGTCCACCACAACCACAATTCTTTTCGTTTAGATAAGCTGCCAATGATGTTGCTCTTTCTAATTCAATTCTATGTTTTTGTCCATAGTCGAATGATAATGCTGTTACATCATAGTCATTAGCTAATAAGTGAAGCAACAATGATGAGGAATCCATTCCTCCAGATAGTGATAAAACTGCTTGTTTTTTCATTTGTTTTAAAATTAAATATATTAGGCGGGTATTTTTACGTTTAGCCTATTTAATAAACGATTTAAACATTTGTACATTAAATATAATATCTTCAATTTGGCCACTCAAATCTTTTTCAAAATAATGTTCTAATTTTTCTTTTGGTTTCCAAGGTATGCCACTATCAGTGTATCTTTGATTTTCAGCACCAACCAGAATTGGATTAGACGTATCTACTGATTTAATAAATTTCCAGTCTTTATATGACATGAATTCTTGTGGCAATGAGCAACCTAACAAATGGTGGTAGTGAGATTTTCTAATAGTATCTGATGCAACTAGTTTTCTAATAAACTCCATTCTGCCATACATTGATGCCTTTAAATGATGTATACCTTCATATTCTTTTTGATATGCTATACTTGAATGATTAAACGCAATATGGGTATAACCTAAATCAACTAATGTTTGATATGTAGTCATTAATTCAGTCATATCATTACCCTGACATACTGCCATTAATTCAACTCCATCTGGGATGTATTTTTTGTAGTTGATCATCCAACTTTTAGCATTTACTAATGTTGTGTTAGAGTCATTCCAAGCATCAGGAACAATGAATATATTAGGACGAATTAAATTAATTTTTTCTAATAAATCTTCAGTTGTGTGAGTTACTCCTTCAAATAAACCATTATCCATAATAATGAAACGTTTATCTAAACGTGATTTTTGAAAGAATAATCTATACTGTTCGTAATGATCAATCAAATGGGGTAGACAGTAATCATAATCATTCCATTTATAAGCGTAATGCATTAAGCTAAGAGGCAACTCATGACTAATTTTCATAGTGTTTTAGTTTTTTCTTTAATTTATTGATTCTAATTTGACAATACCATTTACCCATATTACCAGAGGCATTAGCATATCTTTCTTCCCAATACTTAATACCTTCATTTGTTTTCTTATTTGCTTTTTCAAGTATATCAATATCATAGTAACTATGATTTTCTAACAACTCGTCTTCTGTAGGAATACGAGGATTATTTTCTTCATATTCTTCACGAAGTCTTTTACGACGAGACTTTTCTTGATTTTTTTCAAATTTTTTATTGCTCATATACAGCAGTATTTTTGTTATGTTCAGCAAATTCTACTCTAATAACACTAACTCTACCATCAGTTTCTTCTTGAACAAATGTATTTAATTTTTCAAACACATATTTGGCAAATTGTTCAGCACCAACATATTCTAATTCTCTTAGCTGAATAATACCTAATTCATTCATTGTTCTAAACCCACCAATACCTGGATCGTCTGTAGCTACAATTGTAGTATGATCAAACATATAATCCATCCATGCTTTAGGATTTTTACCATCGATAGTGCCTTTAGCACGTTTCATACCTCCAAAATCCCAAACCCAATTACGTTCATCTAGTTCACCTTCGAACCATACTTTAAATGATACTCCATATCCGTGAAGATATTTGCAATGAGTACCTTCTGCTTTCCATTGACGGAATACTGTGCTAAAACCATCAAATATTTTTGTTGATTGAAATTTTCCCATATTAATCTTTTTTTACGTTTACATTTGTTCTAAATAGAATACCTGCTAACATATTTAAACCAAATGCTTCTCCAAAACTAATTTCAGGAGACCATCCAAATTTGCTATATATTAACCAGTTCCATAGTATTTGAAGTGGTAAAGCAAATAAAATTGCTGCTAGCACTATTAACCCTATTATTATAAGGATATCTTCAAGTATGTTGTTAGTCTTCATTTGTTTCTATTTTTATTTCAGATAATGATTGTTCAACTTTAGATGCCAATTCAAGTAACTCATTCAACATAGATACCTGTTGCTCTGGAGACACTGATTGTATTTGGCTTTGTATTTCTAAAACACGTTCATGTATTTTATTTGGTTCCATTTTCATAGTTATTTAGACTAAAGTTAATAAATTTTTCTGACACTACCACTTTTCCTTTAGTATGTTTTGGTTCAAAAGGACAATGACGACATCCGTTACCACAACACGATCCACGTTTAATGTGGAAGAGCGCAGTGAATATCACGCGCTCTCCCTCCATATAGAAGTCTACATCTTGTTGGAAATTTTTAGACGATTTCACAAGCACCTCCTGCACACGCTGCTTGATCCATTAATGCTGTCATATCACTAAATTCAACAATTTGACTTAAGTCGATGTTATGTAAATGTGTTGCCATCTCATTGAATTGTTCTTCGGTAATATCTTCAAATGGAGCTTGTGTATATGAACCTCCAAAGTAAGGTAATACTGATAGGCCATTAAATGTGTCTTTATTTTCCCACATCCATTGTCCTACTTGTTCCCATTCATTTTCTTGAATTGATACTGTAGCAGATACATTATTTGTGTTAGCACCTCTTCTATGACCCTTTTTAACCCATTGTAGATTAAATCTTTTAGTACGCTCAAGCATGTCAATAACATTTTCAGTTCTTAAAATAGAACCAGCTGGTGCTTTTTGTGGTACTGAAATTACTGCTTGGATTGTTGGTTTAAAGAAATCATCTTCAACTAATTCAGGGTGATTGATAGCTAAGTAATTGTAAATAGCTTCATTCTTACCTACACGAATACGTCTAATGTAAAAATCATTGTGCCAAGCATGAATACCAGATGATGTACCTAATACTAATGAACTAGTACCTGATGGTTTAACTGTAGTTACACGAGCGGCTTTATTAACACCAATGATTTCAGCTACTCTTGCATTTTCTTCTTTAGCTAAATCAGCTGCTTTCTTTAAGTCATAAGCTAATATAGCTCCAGAACCAATACCTGTCATACCAACACCTAATAAAGCATCTTTTTCAGTTGTTTTTCTCCAAATATCTCTTAAGTAATGGAAATCAGTGTATGCTGCTTGTAATGTACCAATAAAGGCACCTACACGTACTCTTTCGTTTAAGTCTTCTTGTGATTCAACATTTGAAACGTTTACTTCACATAAGTTACAGAATTGATAAGAACGTAAAGCAATTTCACAACATGGGTTAGTACCCCAATCTTTATCGTTTGAGAAGTAAATGCCTGGTTCTCCAGATCCACTTAATTCAATTTTCTTCCATAATTTATAGAATTCTTCTTCGTCAATTTTATGGCGCATTACAACAGCACTGTTGTTTGCTCTACCACGTTGTGGATTTTCTTCCCACCAGTTACCAAACTTACATGTTAACATATCTTCATCATCCAAATTAAATAATGAAATTAATGCTGCTCTTCTAATACCACCACTTAATACTGCATCTGCAATATGACAAGCCATATCATGAGCCTCAACTGAAGTGATTCTATCACCATTTTGTTTACGTTCAAATACTTTTTGCAAGTTAAATAAACATTCTTTTAATGGTTCAGGACCAGGTGCTTTACCACCTACAGTAATCAACTGAGCTCCTTTTGGTCTGATATCTCTAAAATCAAATAAAGGCAACGGAGCACCTGTAAAATATGCTTTACAAAGCATTCTAACAGCATCTGCCCATCCTTCAATACTATCGCCTATTAAGTATCTTTTGTGCTTAGTTGGTACCTTAATTTCAGGTAATTGTTCAATGTGATGTGTTTGTACTGAGTATCCTACTCCGCAACCACTCAACAATAAGAACATTATCTCGCTGAATGATCTCCAATCATCAAGAGGCAAAAAAGAACAATTAAATATACGAGCATTATTAAGCTCAATGGGTTTACCTGCAAATTGCAAACTGCGCATTGATGGTAATACTTTCTTGTCATAAACCAATTTATAAGCTTCTTCAATTTCATCATGTAGTTTTGGGAATTTTGCTTGATGCATTTCTTTATTTCTCGTAACTAGCTCATGCCATGTTTCTCTTCTATTTTTCTCAGGAACGAACTTAGCGTATTTCATATACGTAGTAATTTCACTAAGGATCTCTTGTGTTACATCCATTTCTCTTCTGTTTTTATATAAGTGATTTAATTGTATTAACGTATGTACTCTTCGGATTTAATCCAACAAATCGTTGAACTACTTGTCCCCCATTTTCGACGACAACAGTAGGAACACTTGTTATCATATACTGTTGAGTTTCTTCTGGAGAGTTATCTACATCTATTGTTTCGAATGTAACGTTTGTATATTCTGATTTTAATTGCTCGAAAAGTGGAGCAAGTTGTTTGCACGGGCCGCACCATGCAGCCGTGAACCTCTTAACCTTTACCATAAATTTTGTATTTGTAGTTATAAATATAGTATATACTATTGGCCTCTACTAAGTTCAAAAAACTTTTGTTGAAGATAATCTCTATCATCTGTGTTTACGCTACTATAAGCGTTTACAGGTTTAGTTTCTCCATCTTCATCATCATCTAATGGCGTTTCGTATATATCTATTTTTCCGTTTGACGTATCTATTTTGGAACCGAATGTTAATCCGTCTGCTCCATATCTATTTTTCATAAAATGCCAACGACCAGTTCCATTCACTTTATCTTTTCTTCCTCTAGCTAAGGATATAATTATATCCCCAATCATAATCTTTTCATAAGAACCTGCTGCATTATCTCCTTCAATAATACTACTTTTAGCAGCACCTCTATTTGCTTGAGAAGGTGATATGATAGGTATTCCTAATTCTCTAGCTAATGCTTTAGCTCCTACATAAACATCATCAATTTCATCTTTACGCTCTCCACCTCTACCACGACCTTGACTTTTAACATAATCTAAATAATCAATAATGATTAGATCTGGTTTAAAATCATGTTGCATTTCTAGTTGTTGGATATGAGCCTGGATTGTATCAAATGATGCTCTTTTAGGTGGGTATTCTTTAATAACAACTTTACCTTTTACTTTACCAATAGTTTCTTCAACTTTAGCTCTATGTTGGTCTAAAGTATCAACAGGTATTCCTGTAAACACAGCATCATATCTTTTACCTACGTAACCTTCAGCTAATTCAAGTGAATAGTGTAATACGTTAAAACCCATTGCTGCAGCATAAGCACCCATATCAATTACAGCCCATGATTTACCTCCTCCAGGATTACCAAACACTAATACTAAATCACCTTTACCCATACCACCTTGTGTTAATGAGTTAAATACAGGCCAAGGAAATGGAATAGCATTTCTATCATCTTGTCTATATCTTGATTCAATATCTTTATCGTATTCGTGTCCTATATTTTTATCTTCGCCAGCTTTAAGAGCATTATTCATTAACATCTTAATACTGTCGTAATCACCCATTCCGAGTAAATCAACTGATGTCATGATTGCTTTCTTTACTTGTTGGTTTTTACAAAACGAAGTAAATTCATTTTCAATCCACTCTAAATCTTTAGATTGAGATTCTTTATAAGCCTCTCTTAAACCTTCAGTAATAGCAATTTTTAACACATCATTATCAATCTTTTTCACTTCAGTTGATAATACTTCCATAGTAGGTACTGTATGATAATGCTGAAAGTATTCTTGTACTTTACCAATAATCCATTGATTAGCTTGGTTTTCAAAATATTCCTTTTCAAGTGAATCAGATACATTAACTAAGAAATTTTTCTGTGTTAATAGAGCTCCAATTACTTTAGTTTGGAACTGCGGTCCGTATGCTTGTAATTTCTGTAATGTTGTCATAACTTATTTTATAAATTTAATTAAAAGAATTGAGATACCCAAAAACTTCTGTTACCCAATTATCTACATTTGGTATCGATTCCCCTAATTTATCGTTCACATATATTTGATGAAACAGGTATTTATTTAATTCATATGATTCGCTAAATGCTTGTTTCACTAATTTCCTATTATCTGGTGATAAAAAATCACCCTCCAAATTCATCAATTGTTGATTAACAAATAACTGATGGCGTCTTTCTACAACAGATAGATACAATTTATTTTTATTAATTAGTTCTGCTGATTTAGTTATCATACTCTCTAATGTAACCTTACTATCACCTGTTAATTCTGGGAATAATTTTACTAACTTTACTGGGCCTAACCCACTAACTCCAGGAACATTATCTGATTTATCACCTAATAATATTTTGTAATTGATATAGTTAGTAGCACTAACACCATATTCAGCTAATACATCTTTAGGTTTAAACATGCGTTTTTTAGTAGGTGAATATACTGATGTTTTTTCTGATACTAATTGTAGGAAGTCCTGGTCAGCAGACATAATGTTTATTTCTTTAGTCTCACCAAAGTTTTCTAATTTGTGAGTTAAATAACCAATAATATCATCTGCCTCTAATCCTTCAATACTAATAACACTAACAGGTAAACACTTAAGATATAAAATCAAACGTTGCATTTGATTATTTATACTTTCAGATTCCTCTTCT